TGATTCATGATCTTTTTCCCTTACAGTTAAACGATCAGGATCAAGAATTCTCATCGCTTCTGCAAGTTCTTGGAAGTGTTGAACCTCATCATTCATGATTCTCCAAATGTCTTGGTCATAATAATCTTCATATGCAAGATAATGTGCGTATGTTTCGGCTGCATGAATTTCTATTTCGTATGACAGATGGTATGCACAGCGAGGAGCCAACCAATAATAAGCCACATTAATCCAATAGTAGAGGAGAACGAGGTGTCTGGCGACAAAGCGATCGATCCAATAACGATTACCGCCCCTACCTTCCATATATTCCAGATGTTCGGTTTCATTGACTGATTGTTCAAAATGTTCTTTCATCAAATATACATGCCACTGACCACGCAAACCTAGAGATTCTCTTAGATGTAAGACACTCAAAAACGCAAAATAGGGTGCTCGAGCAATTTCCTCAAGCACCCAAAAACGTTGAAAGTGTCTACCTCTATAGAGATAGTCTATGATCGCAACAGTGACGTTTAAAACAGCAGTGTTGATTTTTTTCATGATAACCCCCTGGGTTATTGTTTTGGTCTATCCTTTGGTTCGATAGCAGATTGAACTGGAGGGGCAGTGTCTTCATTTTTCTTGGATGAAGTCTTTCCGTTTCCATTTCCACCCGCCTTAGCAGGAGAAAGTCCGAAAGCGGCCAGAGAGCCAGAAAACACTGATGCAATGAAGGTAGGGTCAAAATCAAGAATTTTCTGACCGTTTGGAAGTCTGACGTAGCTAAACGTGAGAAGAGATGCGGACCATATAAGTACGACAACTTTCACCAGATTACCAAGAACTTCACTCTTATCTTCATCATGGTCCTTATCTTCTACCTTAGCTGGTTTTGAACCACCCATATGATAGAAACAAGGCAGCTGTATTTAGAGAAGTGTGTAGTTATATATCCCTATTATATCTGGGATTACTAATACGGAGCTATTTCTGGATATTGAAAGTTTGGTATGATATTAGAAAAATAATTAAAGTTTATAACGATTCTATATTTTTGATTGGTATGTGTGCTTCCGCAGTGTTTAGTTGTCCCATCAAATATAACTAATCTATTTCCTATAGATTCTACTATTTCGCCTGTTTCAAATTTAGTATATCCATCATTTGAATTAACGTAATAGATTGCAGTTTTAAATCCAGTTACATCTCCAAAATCAACATGCATTTTTGTTTCTAAAGGCACATGAGTGGCCATAGTCATATTTGCTTTTACTCTCAAATATGCGCTCGCTTGTAGTTTATCTCTAATACCTTCAATTAAATGCCAGTGTTTACTAGTTATAGTATCATCTGCATGAAAACTATGACAAAGTTGACAATTATGTGGGTGATCGTTAGATAATTCATTTGTAGTATCTTCACCCACATAATGTCTGACTTTGGTGATAGCAAAGTACCACGCAAAGTCATCACCGATCATGGAAGTCCATAATCTTTCATAATCTTCTTCAGGTAAAACGTCATCAATTATCTGCATACTTACTGGCCAACTGACACTTATATTCTTTAGATGTCATTTTATATCGAGTCAAATATTTCTCTACGTGTTCTTGGCATTGGAACCAACAGGTTTTTCCTTCCTTACGATCATCAAGTCGCCAGGGAAAGGTAGGTGCATGAGGGAAGAGTCCATCATCCTTAGACTTAGTAAAGACAAACTTGAAGTCTTCTTTCTTGGTCTTGCGAGGTTTCTTAGTAGTCGTAGTCTTCTTGTTCAGAGTCTTGACGTTTTTTTCGAGAGCCTTTTGAGTCCGTACCATCAGTTGACGAAGTTGTTTTCACGTAACCATTCTAACGTCATGGGGGTGGGTTTGTAAACCTCCCACATGGAACCAGTCGCACATGCTTCCAGTGCATCTTGTGTCATACCTTCGGTCTTACCTGCCCAGGTTGCTTCTTTCTCCCAGGGTTGTGCGTGAGGAGGGTATGTACGCTTGACCATCTCTTGCCAGATCATAGGAACTTCTTCCTCTGGTTTGATAATGGCAATCATAGAGTTCTCGATAGAACCCGCCATACAATCTTGTGCGGCATGCCAACCTTCATGACGAGTTACACTCATAAGAACATGAGGTCGATGCATGAAAGCACGATTAAGAAAGAAGTTGTTGGAAACCGTATGATAAACACCTCGGTGTCCGACAGGGAACCACTTTTCGTCGGCTAGAAAGACACCAACTCCGACCTTATTAAGTGACTTGACGATTCTATCGAACTCCACACTAATGCGACTAAAATCAGTATCAGGATAGTAAGGCCGCAAATCGCTGCTAGATTTGATTTCGTAAACACCGTCTGTACATTCGCGAAGTAACATACAGCCCATCGAGTCGTAGGTCTTGAACCCTTTTATCTTTTCATTAGCTAAGACACTAGTCCCGCTCAGGAGCGTAGTACTTAGAATAATCGAAATCGATGTCAAGGCATTTTTCAAGGGTGTAGACAGTTTCACGTTTGGTCTCCTTCAAATAATTCTGAAAATGTTGTTCAATGTTGTTGGTATGATTATTACCTTGACTTACCCAGTCATGGCAAAATTCATAGACAGAACGGCAATGTTCTTCTAGATGATGACTTAAAGCACGAAAGACCGCAGCACGCATCTGCATACGGTCATCGGCATAACGCCAGTCTTTTGGAAACTCGGACATTATAAAGAGGTGGGTCTGATACTATTATATATCATCCTACTCAGATCGCAACTCATGTTCATGATTGTCTAACTTTCCTTCAAGATGGGCAATCCGAACTATGAGTTGCATGTGTTCACTCTCCATATCTTCTAGACGATACTGCAGTTTTTCTACAAGATCATAAAGATTTTTGCATTCTGCAATGTTTTGTCCTCCTCTATATGATTCATCATAGAACCATTCCATCATTTTTTTTACTTTCTTCTTCATTAGTCAAGTTCGTAGCAGGTAGATCGTGCCATTTCTGGGTTTGCTTTTAGTGCTCTGTGAACATGCCCATGGACATCAGTCTCTAGAGTATGATGTGCTCTGGTGTGTATAACCTGAACAAGTATTAGAAAACCCAGAATCATTATATTGATCTGCGTTACTGGATTTAAGAATGCTCTTAAATACTTTTTCATCGTTTTTGTCGAATGACCTTACTATTTTAACATGGTTAATCCAAATTTAACCATAAAAAAACCTCCCCGTAGGGAGGTCGTTAGGATATCCTGATTTAATATCAGAAGGAGTACTTAACACCCAGCTTACCGCCGTATCCACGGTCGATGTCGTCATCACCTGAACCGACAAATGAAACTTCACCATACGCTCCAAGGGAATCGGTTACGGCGAGACCAAGACCAGCCTTACCAGAAGGAACAGTGTCACTGTCGCCACCGTCAGGGCTCAGAAGAGTAGCGCCACCTTGGACGTAGTAAGATGCACCATCTCCGATAGCGCCTTCGTAGCCAACGTGGAAATCAGTCGCGGCTCCGTTGTAATCAGATCCAGTCCAGCCAGCATTGGTCTCGACGTTAACGTATGGACCGGCTAGGGCTGCAGCGGGTGCAAAGGCGATTGCAGCAGCTGCTGCAGCGATAGTCGTTTTCAACATTTTAATACCTCGTAGTTTACTTGCGGAGTGTTTACCCGCAGATGAGAAGACTCTCGACATGAGTCTGTAATAAATCGAAACACTTTGTCTCGATCACTTATTTATAATATACTAGGAAGTCCACTTTGTCAAGCGTGTAGTGGAATCCGAATCTAAGATCTGTTACCCCATTGGATCTCAGGGAAAGCATCCGATACGTTTTTCTTACTGATTTTATACTTGGTCTGTAGATTATGATCTTTTGTAAGCAAAAGAAGTTCTGCCTCTAGAGGATGAAGACCTTCCAGGATGTTGATAAACATAGTCTCCCTCTTCATAGAGGAAAGTCCATCATTACCACCTTTGATAAAATTGTAAAAATATTTGTATTCTTTTCTAATAGAAGTCTGTCCTTGATCCTGGGAACCCAATGATTGAGAACCCAGTTCATTCATCATGTTTACTGCAGTTTCAATCTTCTCACCCAATGTTCCAGAGTAAGAAGTTTGTTCTTTAGTACTAGCGTAAGGCGCAACACCTTCAGGAAGAAGAGAGATTACACTCTCATCAAAGTTCCAAATCAGTACAGTCTGCAAAGAAGGATCACCATAT